GGTGTAAATTTTATGTTAATGCCTATGTTTTTTGATGCTTTAAAAATTCAAGCAATCGAATTAAACGATATGATTAGAAAATCGGGATATCATTTTGAAATAACAAATAATAGATACTTAAAATTATTTCCTATACCAAATAGAGATTATACTTTACATTTTGAATATGTTTTAAAATCAACAGCAAATGCACCTGTTAAAAACTCAGCAACTAATCTAATAACAGACATATCAAATGTACCTTACACTAATCCTACTTATGCTTATATAAACCAACCAGGAAGACAATGGATTAGAAGATACGCTTTAGCTTTAGCTAAAGAAATGTTAGGTGGTATTAGAGGTAAATATCAAAGCTTACCAATACCAGGTGAAACAACAACTTTGGACTATGCTAGATTATTACAGGAAGCAGCAAATGAAAAAACAGCATTAATAGAAGAATTAAAAGCATTACTTGAAGAAACTACAAGATTAAAACAACTTGAAAGACAAAATCAAGAAGCACAACAAACACAAGAAACTTTTTATAAGGTCCCTTACCCAATTTATGTAGGATAATGATAGAATTAAAAAACATATTAAATGAAGTATTAAATACTTTTGTAGTTGAATGTGATGTTTTAACGGACAGAAAATTTAATATTACAGATGTATTAGATGAGGTTAGAGCTTTACGAAAAGTAACTATTGTAAATAATATTACACCAGAAGAATATCCCCAAAAGGATAAAGTAGAATTTACAAGATTAAAAATAAAATTTGTAACTAGAGAAAATCCAAAATTGGATTTATCCCAATTTAAAGAAGACATGTTAACTTCTGATTTATCTAAAACAGATTTAAGAATACCTGGTGTAAAATCAGTAAAATTTAAAGAAGAAACTTTAAAAAGACTATAATGGCATTATTTGGAGGATCACGAGACATATCACTTTTTAACACTGTAAGTAAAGAACTTATCAATGATATTATCCAAACAGAAGTTGGATATTATAAATTTGTTCTTGAAAAAACATCTATTAATGTTTATGGTGAGTCTGATGGTAAAATGTTTTATGAACCCGTAAGAATCGCGTGTTTAATAAACAAACAAGATCAAGCTTGGTCGTCTGATGACTTTGGATCTGACATTAATCAATCCATTGATTTTAGATTTTTAAAAGTTAGCTTAAAAGATATAAATTTAGTACCTGAAATAGGAGATATATTATTATTTAAAAATAATTTTTATGAAGTAGACTCAAGAGTTGAAAATCAATTAATATTGGGTAAAGATCCCGATTATGCTATTTCAACGGGTACTGTTGATTTTGGTAGTAGTCATTCAATAATTTTAAATACTCATTTATCAAGAGTAGAAAAATTAAACTTAATACCTTTAAGAGGTGGAAAATATCCATCTACTAATAAAATAACTGACGGAACAGCAAATTTACTAGGATAATATGGCACAAGATAATTCAAATAATTTTCAAAGACCTATTCCTTTAAGAAATAATGAAAAACTTAGGAATAATATTATTAATCCTGATATAACTGACCCAACAAAACCAAGTTTTCCAGTAGAAGGTATAGCACCTAGTAATTTACAACCACAAAAAGCTAGCTCTACTAAAAAACCTATAAATAGAGGTGAAATTACACGTAGAGACGATGATAATATAAATGATATATCTGTAAGCTTACAAGATCATGATGAAGCTATAATGTATTATTTTAATAATGTTATAAAACCATCAGTAGTTACTAATGGAAATAGGGTAAATGTACCATTAATCTATGGTTCTCCTGAAAGATGGAAAGGAGTTCAACGTGATGGGTATTATAGGGATAAAGAAGGTAAAATACAAACACCTCTTATTATGTTTAAGAGAAATAGTGTTGAAAAAAGAAGAGATCTTGGTAATAAAATGGATGCAAATAATCCTCAACTTTACTATGTATTCCAGAGCGCTTATAATAAACGAAATCAGTATGATAATTTTTCAGTATTACAAAGTAGAACTCCTAATAAAGAGTACCATGCTGTTGTAGTACCTGACTTTGTACGATTAAAATATTCGTTTATTATTTGGTGTGACTATGTATCACAAATGAATAAAATAGTAGAAGCAATAAATTATGCTTCAGATTCATATTGGGGTGATGGAGAAAGATTTAAGTTTAACGCAAGAATTGATACTTTTACTAATAGAGTAGAAGTAGCACAAGGTAGTAATAGAATGATAAAAACAGATTTTGGATTAGATCTTCAGGGGTATATAGTACCTGATGCTATGAATAAAGAATTAGCTAAAAAACCTCAAAAATTCTTTAGCAAATCTACTGTTGTATTCAATACAGAAGTAGTAACTACAACAGGTCCATCTAAAACAAGAGAAGAAATTAGAGAAGAAAGAACACACAGAACAGGAAGAGAAATAAAAACAGGATTAGGTTCAGCTACGATTGGTGAAAATAATGATATAGGATAATTTAATATACAATGGCAAAACAAAATAGAAATACATTAAAGAGTTATTTTGAAACAGGAGATATACCTACAGAGGGACAATATGGTGATTTAATTGACTCATTTGCTATATTAGATAGTGATAATACGGGTAGTCTTAATATTTTAGGCAAAATAACAGCTACTCAATTTGAAGGAGATGGTAGTCTTATAACGGGAATAACTGCTTCACAAATTAATATATCAACTACAAACTTAAGTTACTCATCAGGGTCTTTATTAGTAAGTGGTAATTTATATTATACCTCGGGATCTACTGATGTATTATTAGGTATAAGAACAACTGGTTCTATTCTTCCTGGAGATAATAATTTATGGGATATAGGTTCTCCTACAAATTCTTTTAAAGAATTTTTTATTGATAACATTAATACTAGAAATATTAATGGGGCAACTATTGATTTAACTAGTCATATAACAACCTCAGGTGATATAAGTGCAAGTGGTGATATATTAGCTGATAATTATTTGGTTGATGGGCAAATAGCACTTAGTACCGATGATGCTACTTTGACAGGTCATTTATTTGTAAATAATAATACTACTCAAATAGAAATAGGAAAAAGTAATGTAAATACATCAACAGTAATAGAGGGAAATATAACAGCCTCAAATCATATAAGTGCAAGTGGTAATATATTTGCAAATACTTTTACAGGTATATTTAATGGTGCATTAAGTAGTTCAAACCAAATTGCTTCAAACATTTCAGGTGCATTTACAAGTACAAGCGCTTCAATAAGCACAAGATTAGAAACAGCAGAATCAGAATTAGGAAACACATTAATAAGTTCTTCAAACCAAATAGCTGCAGACATATCAGGTTCATGGCAATCAAATTATTTTAATACTTTATCTAGACCAACAATTTCAGGTTCGTGGCAATCACAATATTTTAATACTTTATCTGCAGCAACAATTTCGGGCTCATTTACATCACAAGGTTTTGCCAATTTATCAGCAGCATCAATTTCAGGCTCATTTTTATTAAATACTACTGATACTTTAGATGGAAGTTTAAATGTAACTCAAAATATTACAGCAAGTAATATAAGTGCTAGTGGAAATTTAATAGCAAATAAACTAATAATGGACGGTGGTGGTACCACTACACCATCAATTACTTTTAGAGGAGATTCAGACACAGGAATTTTATCACCAAGTGCAAATGCAATAATTATAAATGCAGGTGGTAGTACTGGTGAAATAGCAATCCAAGACAGTAAAGTTACAATACAATCTCCTACTCAAGGTGGAGTAAGTCTTGATATAAGAGGCCACATAACAGCATCAGGAAATATAAGTGCAAGTGGGGATATTACTGGTAATAGAGTTAGAACTAATGGGTATTATTTAGGGGGTGCAGATGGAGACAAATATCTTGCAAGAGAACAAAATGGTATAGCAACTATAGCAATCACTGACGGAGGAATTACAAACCTATTACTAGGTACCCCAGTAACAGCATCAGGTGATATAAGTGCAAGTGGAACTATAACAGCAAATACTTTTACAGGTATATTTAATGGGGCATTAAGTAGTTCAAACCAAATAGCTTCTAATATTTCAGGTGCATTTACTTTAACTAGTGCTTCTTTATCTTCTAGTGTAGCTACAAATTTAAGTAATATAAATACTAATACAAGTAATATAAGTACTTTAAATAGTTCAGGTTTACTAAGTGGTTCAACTCAAATAGCTTTAAACATTTCAGGAGCTTTTACAAATACAAGTGCCTCTTTATCTTCTAGTGTAGCTACAAATTTAAATAGTATAAATACATTAAATAGTGCGGGATTATTAAGTAGTTCAAATCAAATTGCCTCTAATATTTCAGGTGCTTTTATAGGTACAAGTGCTTCTATAGCTTCAGATGTAGCTACTAATTCTAATAATATAACTACAAATGTATTAGCAATAGAAATTTTAAATAGTTCAGGTTTACTAAGTGGTTCTGCTCAAATAGCTTCAAATATCTCAGGAGCCTTTACAAACACAAGTGCATCGATAGCTTTAGACATAGTAAATAATGCAGCTAACACTTTTAAATCAACAGGACAAAGAAATGGCGATTCAGGAATAACAGGTTCTTTACATTTAACAGGTTCAACTGATGTGCCTGCAACCTTAAAAATAGACGGAACAGTTGGTATAGGAGTAGCAGCACCTACTACTAATAATGTAATGATGCATATTAAAAGTAACTTAACAGCTTCAAGTGCTCAGAGCCCTACAATAATAATTGAAGGGGGAGACGGCGGTGATAATGCATCTATACAATTAAAAAATGGTGATATTAATTGGGAATTACAAACTATAGGAGGGGGATACAGTGATTCTTTCTTAATAAGAGACACAAGTACTACTAACTACCCATTTGCAATAGACCCCTCAGCAGCAGGAACCGGAACCCATCCTTTATTGTATTTAGAAAATAATAAAGTAAGTATCTTAGGACATATAAATGCTAACCCAGATGCTAATTTATTAGTGTCAGGTAATTTATTTATTTCTGGCCCTAAAGGTCACATAACAGCCTCAGGTAATATAAGTTCAAGTGGGACTATAACAGCAAATACTTTTACAGGTACATTTAATGGTGCATTAAGCAGTTCAACTCAAATAGCGGCTAATATTTCGGGTGCTTTTACAAGTGTAAGCGCTTCATTAGCAAGTTCTTCGTTAGCAAACTTTTTACTAGATACAACAGATACACTTACAGGAGACTTAACAGTAACAAACGATATAACAAGTAGTAAATTATTAATACAAAAAACATCTGGAGAAGGTACTCCTCAAGCAGGAACTTCAGATGTAGCTATTTTCCAAAATAACACATCAGGGCAAGACGCATCAATTGCAATTATAGCAGCAGATGAAAAAAAGTCACAAATACATTTTGGA